GAATTGTTTACCGAGATCACCTTCCCACTGCGCACCGGCAATAGAGTAAAAACGCCGGTCTGAAAGGCATTGTTCGCGCTCTTCCCAAACGGCGTCTTGGATACGGTCAAATTGAGCTAAAGCTGTTTGATGTACGTCGGTCCTGGGCATTTACGCCCCCGGTTATGTATATTGGGTTTTGTTTTAGATATGAGCCGCGTTAGTCGCGGCCTCGGCAACATTTTTAGAAACGTGCCGGGTAGGTGTTATTTGTTTTATAAATCAATTTGATAGATCACGTCAATTAAAATATGATTTGGTCTTGATCGGCGTTACGTTTGTTTTGCGTTTATTCCTGGCGGCTCGCATTTGGCCCTCAAGTGCATATCTAAGTGAGTCGATTCCATGATCCTCGCACTTATCGTCGATTACGGGAAGCACTTTGCCGGTGTCTTTATCGACTTTATAGCTATAGTGCTGAAATTCATCTATTGTATGCCGACATCTCGGATGGATAATGATATCATACGATTTTAAGAATTCGATACCCTCTTTAACGCTCTCTTTGCCTTTTTTCGCCGCATATATTTTTTTAAACCCGTTTTTATTTAAATGGCTTATCGTCTCCGGCCTGGCGCTGTCCGCTATGATCGGCCATTCGTCCGACTCCGGTATGGTCCCGAACAGGTCCGGCGTGTCAAGAATCTCACAGCCAACTTGCCAGGCTTCGTAATCAATATAAAGCTTACGACCGATAACAAAGCTCCTGATTAATACCGTAGGGTCATTAGCGAAACCCCAATCGGCCCCGAAATGAAACATAGCATCATCCGGCGTATCGAAATCCTCTGTTTTCCAGTTTTTAAAAACTTTGGCTTCAGCGTTCTGTACGTATTCGCCGCACCAGACATGTAGATATTTCTCATAATCGCGCCGGCGATCATAAAGCATTTCTTCGCGGCTCGGCTGTGGAAACCAGACATTATCCCAAAAATTACAGTTTACCAAAATAGTGCCCGGCGGGGGCTTTGCGGCCCGGAAAAAATTATTTACCGGGTCTTCAGGATAACGGGGGTTCCAGATAAACCAAAGCTCGCTGTTTTCTTTCCGTCTAATCGTGGGCCTGAGTAAATCAAGGCTGTTCTGACTTAGATTTTGGGCCTCTTCTACGATGCCTATATCAAAGCCTTCAAGCGATTTAATGCTCTCGCTGTTGTGATTCTGCATGCCCTGAAAGATGATAATCCCGCCGTTTGGTCCATGGATCTCATTTTTCAATACCCGAAACATAGACCGCAGACCTTCCCGGTCTATTATCGTTTCAATGGCGCGCTTCATACTGTGGCGCAGATCCTTTTGAACTTCACGGATACAGACGCAATCGGTTTTTTCGGCCACGCAGCGTTCGATCAGCATTTCGGAAAAGAACCAGGACTTGCCCGATGATCTGCCGCCGTAAGCGGCGCGATAATTGGCTCTTTCAGCTATAAGTGGTTCGGCCCAACGGGGAGTTTGGAAGCTTAAGGTGGTGCCTCTAATCGTCATTATTGATATTGATTAAAACGGGCTCTGCGGATTTATGCCGGATTTCTTCAATGGGATTCGGGTCGATAATGACTCGCTCTATCTTTTCGATTTTTATGTTGTGGTCAACCTGACCTGATATTTCGCCTCTAAAAAGCTGGATATAGCCGCGATCTTTGCCCTGGCATTGAAGATAGAATTTAATCGCCTGGAAATCGCCTGATCTAATTAGATTTAAAAGCTGAATTTCGGCGGTATCAAGATTAAAGTCTTTAAGCTTTTCTATAAATTTTGTAAGCTCCGGCGAGCGTTTGACTCGCGCACTGATATTCTGATGGCTGGTGCCTAAACGCATAGCGGCATGTGATACGAATCCGCCCGTGGCTTTTAGAGCGTCTTTTATTTGTTGATTTGTTATCCCTCTTCTGCCTTTCATTCTGCAACTTCCGCAACTAACTTACTTATATTATTGAATTTTTTGTTATCAGGCTCTAAGACGGCATCTTCTCCGGTGAAATCTTGCCATCGTTTAACGGCCACATCTACATAGTGTGGAGAAATTTCCATCGCAAAACAGCGGCGCTTCGTTTGCTCTGCGGCGATTATTGTCGTGCCGGAGCCGGAATATAAGTCAACTATTAGATTTAAATCTTTACACCATGATTTATTAAATATTTCTATAAAAAGTTTAACGGATTTCTGCGTAGGATGAATTTTACTTTTTCCATCTAATTTTTTATCATGACCTATAATTCCATTCCATGTAATTTTAAACATAGTATATTTATGTCTATTTTTAGACCATGCCAATTCAAAATCACTCGATTTAACATTATATAATTCTTGAATATTTTTTTTATCCCAACATATCCAGCTGCCATTTTTATAATTTTCTATTGTATCAATATAATTATTAGCTCCCCATAAAAATATCTCTTTAACATCTTTAAAATAATCCAAAATAAAAAAGGCATCAAAATCTTTATTATCATTTTGTATCTTTTTAAAATTGTTAGATATTTTAATTTTTTCAGTAAAATTATTATATGACTTTTTATAATCCGTATCTAAATCAATACCATAAGGCGGGTCAGTAAAAACCATATCCGCTTTTTTACCATTGATCAGCTTTTTAACGTCATCTTCATTCGTACTATCACCGCACATCAAACGATGATCGCCTAAAAGCCAAATATCACCCGTCTTGCTAACCGGAGTTTCCTCGAGTTCCGGCACTTCATCAGGATCGGTCAAGCCCTGGTAATCTTCATTATCGTTAATTGACAAATCGATTTCAGGCAGTTCGATCAGCTCTGTCATTTCGCCTAAATCGATTTTATAATCGTACGTAAAAACCTGAAATCCTTCCTGATCGATTTTAGCATAACGGGAGTTTATTAAAAGCAGCTTTTCCGCGGCCTCTTTCTCGTTTTTCGCCTCAATCCGCACCACCGGAAGCTTATTACCCTTGATTTTATAACCTTGCTCTATAAGCTGTCTGACGGCTTTTAGCCGCTGGTGACCGTCTAAAACTTTGCTTTTCCATACGAATACCGGAAACAAAAAACCATACTTTAAAATCGATTTTTTAAGCTTATCAAGCTCGTCGTCCGAGATGGTTTTAAGCTCGCCCTGAAAAGCTTCAAGCTCAATTATCTCCATACCGTCCGCGGCTTTACATTTTATTTTTATTTCTTTTGTCATTGCCGTACTTTACTATATTGAACCAAACCATTCACGATACGCCATATTACAATACCATCACGGAACTCTACTGAACGAGGCCGACACCTGACTACACCAAACCATTCACGATACTCCATATTACTATACTATAACCAAACCATTACGTTATCGTACAAGACTATAACCGGACGTTACTGCACAAAACGGCACCCCAAACTTGACGGTACGGAACAAAAAATTGAACTAAAGATTAGGTTACAATCACTTTAAATATTTAACGGACAGCAGCTTATATTTCCCGTATCCGCCGGAACCGCGCCATTGACCTAGACCGTTATATCTGCCGAATTTCAATGCCTCCACCAACACTTCCGGGGTCAATCCCTTATTGTTTTTAAATAATCGTACTTCAAATTTGAACCCGGCATTTCGGTTGATCACATCGCCTTTGCCCAAAAAAACCCGATCGCCTTTAGGTGTTTGTGCTCTAATCGAACGCTCGATGGTATCATCGGCATATTGGATCGGATGCTCTTCATCATTGTGATAAAATCTTATTTTGCGCGGTTCCACCTTGACGAATAAATCCGTGCTTTTTTTATATGCCTTGACGCTGCAGAATCCGTTTGACATGAGACAATAGATATTGGCTTTGATATTTCCCAATATTAAATAATTATAAATAAAAATACCGTATACGTCGCTGTGAAAACCCGTCGCGGTCTTTTCGCAGGCATTCGGAACGGATTCGATTTCTTCTTTCATTTCATCTTCGGTTTTTATGGGTAATCCTTGAAAATCACCCATTTTATTCTGAACGAAATCGGTAAAAATCTTTTTGTTCTTTGGTACGGTTCCGATCATCGGTTCGATCAATTTTGAAGAGAATCTGATTTTTACATTCTCAATCCGGTTCTTGTCTTCGATGATTTGATCCAATTCTTTTTTAGACGGAACAACCCAGTTCGTACCCATTTGTCATTCCTTTTTAACTTTGCCGTTCAACTCCAGCTTTACCAGTATGCGGATTATATTTTCGTTCATTGATTCCAGTCTGGCGGTTATCCCGTCGATGGCGTTATCGCTCTTACGCATACTTTGCCAGATCATATTCCGGTACTCCCTACAGGCTTTGTGATCGACGATATTCAGCCGGCCGCTGTCCTGCCATATAATGCCGTGCTCTTTTTTTTGCTGATTTTTTAAATTGTATAATTCATACCGAAATGCCGAAAATATGCCGATAACCGAGGCGAACCAGCCTACAATATAAAGAACGTCTTTAATCGTGAATGTCATCGGCTAAAACGGTTCGTGATATTCATGACAATGTCCGCAGTATTTGTGCTTAACGTCATTCTCGTTATGAGATACCAGCCCACACTTTAAACACTTGATCGCCCGGCCAAGGCAGATAATCATATAAGTCTTTTCAGGCGGCCTCGGTGTCCGCGTCCGCTCGATAATATCCTTTAAGGTCATTGTAAGATATCCGTTTGATTCGAGGCGACCAGATACGCAGTTTGCCGCCGCGCTTTTTTAGGATTTTGCGCCAGCTCCAGATTTCGATATGGGTTCGGCCCCTGCCCGATGCAAGCCAGCATAGTGCGTTGTCCGCATATTCTTCGGTGATTTTGCGATAATGGGCGGAGAAATCAAGGCCGCAGCATTGAATTCCGATAATGCCCTGGCGGGGATGCATCGCCAATATGTCGAAGATGTTGTAAAGATCGGATCGCCGGCCGGGTTGCGCTTTTCGATTATGGCAAAAACGCTCAACTATGCCGCAGACCCTTCCGAGTTTTTTTTGCTCCGTGATGGTTCGTTGCATGTTAGAGCCCATAAGAATCAACCCTTTTTGATTTAATTATCTGTTATATTTTGGATTTTTGTCAACAAGTCTTTTCCCTATACACTCGATCAGCGCTTTTAAATCCAGTTTGTGCCGCTCATGCTCCCTTACGGCTTCAGCTTCGCCTTCCCTTACGGTCTTGCGGTCGTATTTGTTAAATTCTTCCCTATGGTGAACCCCTTTACAAAAATATTTAACCGGATTCGGTTTATCCCCGCATTCATCCGCGAGCCAGGACATATAATCAAACCCGTTTTTATCGATTCCGATCGTAAGAAACGTATTACTAATATTTTGGTTCACGCTAGCCGGGATTTTATTTCTGAGT